CTTTTAACAAACAATTGCTAAACTTTAGCAAAAAGTATCAAGTTTCAAAAGAAAAAAATGCAAAACGAATTTTAGAATGGCGTGAAAATCAATCAGTTAGCGAAAATGTAACACGTTCAGAACATCTTCGTAACGCTGGTAAAGTAAAAGAAAGTAAAGTAAATGAAAGTAAAGTAAAGTTAATAGATATAATAACTCCTCACATTTTTGAATTAGGAGATGAGTATGATAATTTTTATTCTTACTGGACTGAACAAAATAAATCAGGAAAAGAAAGATGGGAATTAGAAAAGTTTTTTAATATTGAAAGAAGAATAAAAACTTGGATAAATAATAAAACTAAATTTAACAATAATGGAAATTCAAACAACGAACCAAAGCTTGGTACAAGTGCCGCAAGAATGGAAGCCTTACGGAAGTGGTAATGCAATTGCAATACAACAAGCACAGATAGGTCATACTTTGCGTGTAAGCAAAGAAGATACTATAAAGCAAGCATTACGCTACTCAATGCTTTTAGTTGGCTTACGTGGAAGCAATTTACCAACCGAAGAAGAAAAGTTTGTATTGACCAATTTTGTTAAATCTAACTTTGGTAATAATACTTGCGAGGAAATAAAATTAGCCTTTGAAATGGCAGTTGCTGGCAAGTTAAATATTGATTCTAAATGCTATGAGAATTTTTCTTGTGAATATTTTGGTAGAATTATGAGTGCTTATCAAGAATATGCAAGACAAGAGATTAAAAACTTACCTAAACCAATTGAGCCAGTGAAAGAAAATCCAAGTGAACAAGAATTAATGAAGCAAGCAATTGATACGGCTAATGAGTATGCAAATCAAATTAGATTCTGCGAGAAGAACGACAAGAAATTTACGTTTATTGCTGGAGGATTATCAATCCTATTTGATTACCTGGAGCAATTTAAGATTCCGACAATATCAAAAGAAGAACGAATCGAACTATGGAATAAGTATTCTAACATTCAGGATATTGAAGAAAGAAAAATGCATTGCAAAACTCAAGGGTATATTAAATTTGTTAATAGTTTAGTTACATTTGATTGTCATATCGATAATGATGGAAGTATTAAACCAAACGAATAATGAAAAGAAAACTAATTTACGGAACTGCGCTAGCATTTATTTGCTATGCTTATTATTATGCGCTGAAAAATAATCGGACAATACAAAAAAATAATAAGCCAAAGTGGGTGTTTGGAATTTCCGAATCTGAGGATATCTACACTGATTCAATAGATTTAAAGTTATACACAAGTCACGGAAGACTAAAATATAACGTTAAAGAAAATTGACAAAAAGCATACAATTTGTAAAATGAGAAACGAACACGAGCATAAACTCCAGGTTGCAATTTGCAAATGGTTAGATTGGACTCAAGACTTTTACTATTATGCTATTCCAAACGGAGGGGCAAGGCATAGACTGGTTGCAATAAAATTAAAAATGGAAGGGGCAAAGGCTGGAGTTGCTGATATGTTTTGGATGGTTTCAAATAAGAAATGGAAAGGTTTATTTGTCGAGGTTAAGATTGACAAAGGAACTCAGCAACCAAACCAAAAAGCATTTGAGCAAATAGCAATTAGTCACGGATATTATTACGCAGTTGTCAGGTCGATTGAAGACTGCGAGAATTTGATTAATAGATTTAAAGCCGATGAATTATAATAACGATTTTAGGTATGATTTAGAATACGGAGTTGTTGAAGGAGAAACCTGGTTTCATAATATTGTTTCGGGTGCAAAGATTGAAGTTAAATCAGACCGAAAGACTGAGCAGACTGGTAATGTTTATATTGAATATAAATCACGAGGTAAGTTAAGTGGTATCGCTACAAGCCAAGCAGATTTTTGGGTTTATAAAGTAGCGGAAAATAAAGCAATTATAATTTCAACTTCCGATTTAAAAAAGAAATTAAAGGAATTGCACTTAAATGGATTGGCAAGAATTAACGTACCTGGTGGAGATAATAATACATCACTTGAAGTTTTATGCAAACTTAAAGACCTGATTTGAAGGATAACTATCTAAATGCAATTAAATGGATTACAATGAGATTACAACGACCTACGATTCAAGTAGTTATCGAGTGCGCTACCTATCACGATTTGAATTATAGCCTTGAAATAAATCTTAATCGAATCAAAATGGAAAGCGGTGCATCGTACCCAGCATATCGACAAACAAAAAAAATCAAGGATTATTTGGAAAAGCACGGATTATAATGTAAACTTTGCAAATGGAAAAGATTAATTATCAAGGAGTTATAAAAGAAGAGGTCAATCATCCTGAGCATTATCAGGGAAATGGCATTGAGGTCATTGACATAATTGATTCGTTTGACTTAAATTTTAATCTTGGTAATTCGATTAAGTACATATTAAGAGCGGACAAAAAAGGATACAAAAAGAAAGATTTAGATAAAGCGGTTTGGTATTTAAATCGGGAACTCGAAAAGTGGAAAGGTTAATTTGGGAAGCCATTGCGGTAGGAATAATCGAAGTGGCTTTTATCGTTTATTTTATTTTTGAGATAATCAGAAAATCAAAAGAATGACCAGGTCGCAAATCATTGAGGAACTTTATAATTCAAAGGAGATTAAACAAGCCTTGATGAAAATGCACCCAGCAAATTTAAGGGAAGAATTAAAACAAGAAATGTTTGTTAATCTTTGCTCGATTTCAGATGATAAGTTTTGGTCGATTTATAATAATAACGGAACGAGTGGATTAAAGTATTGGCTTGTCAGATGTATGCTTAATATGATTTATAGTACTGGCATGAATCAACCATTCTTCAGACATTTTAGAGCAAAGTATGAATGTCTTGATGGCATAGAAGAATTGGTTCAAGTAGATGATTACTCTAAGGATTACAAAGAAGGTCTTTACAACAAGGTTGAGAAAGCAAGAAAAGGATTGTCGTGGTATGAAGATATGCTTCTTGATACTTATGTCGAATTAAATTTTAATCAAACAGAGATTTCGAGAAAGACTGGCATTCCGTATATGTCAATAGTCAAAACGATTTCAAACATTAAAAAGAAGATAAGAGATGAAGCCTGACGAGAAAGCTAAAAGTTTATTAATCAATGCCCTCTATTTTTGTGGCAATAAAGCATTTGCTTTCGAATTAGCTTTGTACTTTTGTTCATTAATTCTTGAGCAGAAATTAAAGGCAGATGACCGTGCTTACTGGAGTGTAGTGCAAGATGAAATTTACCAAACAAACAAATGATAACAATAATCGCAGCCGTTTCTTTTGCAGTCTTTTTTACAATGACAAATTTGTATCAGTCATTCGGACTAAACTTTAAACCGTTTAGTTGTACTCCTTGTCTAAGTACCTGGAGCGCTATCGTTTTAATTGTTGTTCCTATGCAGTTCCAAGAATGGATTGCAATCGTTTTTAGTTCAGGTATTTTAGGAGCGGTCATTTTTAGATTGATAAATAAACTATGACCGAGCAAGAGATAGCATTTATAGAAGCTAATATTATAAACTTTGAGGCAGTCGCTTTAGGCTTTATTAAAAACATTGACCGACAAGTGCTTGAAGAATATGCGAGTCTTTACCGAAAATATGTAAATAAAGATTTTAACTTTAATTCTTGGTGTGGCTCTTGCGTATTTGATATGATTAAAAGATTATCCGCACATTACGAAGGGATTAAGTATATTGCAAAACTCAACCAATCAAAACCAAACGATGTCCAAACTAAGAATCTGCGCAGTCGGAAGTAGACATTCAGGAGTCACTTACCATCGCCTTGCGTTACCATTATCAGTAATGAAAAAGGAATATTGTATTATAACGGATACAATGACCGAAGAGATGCTGATTGAGAAGGCGATAAACGTGGTCATGGTCAATCGGTTTTGTGAATTGATACCATTGCCCGATTTATTAAAATGGAAGGCTAAGTTAGGGTTTAAATTGGTTGTCGATATTGATGACTATTGGGAATTGTTTAGCCAACATTTATCTGCGCCAACCTATCGGTCATTAGGAGTGACTCAAGTAATTAAGAATTATATTAAAGTAGCGGATGTCGTTACAACAACTCACAACCGATTACGGCTTGAGATAATTAAGATAAATCCTAACTGCTATATTCTGCCGAATGCTTT